TCATCCCGTTCAAAAACCTCATAAACGAGGCGTACTGCCGGGACACTTCCATCAAAATACGGAGCCAGCTTGAGATCAAGCGCAGGCGCGGGGACTTCATAGGCTCCTTCGCCGCCTTCGGCTATATGAAGGACCCGGAGGATCATCACCGCCTTGTGGTGGACAGCTACGCCGCCGATGTTGTGCGGGATATTTTCCGCTGGAAGCTGGAGGGCATCAGTGCCGGAGATATTGCGGACAGGCTGAGCAGGTCCGGCATTCCCACACCTATGGACTATAAAAAGTCCGCCGGCATGAATTTCACCACGCCTTTCCGCACGAAGCAGGAATCCGTCTGGTGCGCCAAGATGGTACTCCGCATCCTCAAAAACCCGGTATACATCGGAGTTCTGGAGCAGGGCAAGGTCACCACGCCAAAATATAACGTAAAGCGTATCGTGAACAAGCCCCGCGAGGAGTGGGCTGTTGTAGAGGACAACCATGAGGCAATAATTGACCGCTTTGACTTTGAAACAGTCCAGCGTGTACTTTCCCTTGATACCCGTACCAGTGCCAGCGGCTCAGCCGTAGAGTTGTTTTCCGGCATTGTGCTCTGCGGCGAGTGCGGCGGGCCAATGATACGCAAGACAGTCAACTCTGGGAAAAAGAAATATATTTACTATATCTGTGCCGCGCACAGGGATAAGAAGGTGTGCTTCGGACACAGCGTAAGGGACGACGCCCTTTCAAGCATAGTGCTGGAGCTGGTAAAACAGCGCATACGGGAGGTTATAGGGATCGAAGAACTTCTGGAGCTGACAGGCGCGGCGCAGCTCCAAAAGGCCAGCGTCCAAAAGCTGAAGGAGCGTTTAGATAAGAAACAGGAGGAAATATCCCGCTATCAGACACTATTGCAATCGCTTTATGAAAACCTGGCAGACGGCATCATAGACCGCGAGGAATACCGGGAGCTCAAAAAAGTCGCCGAACAGAGGCGGAAGATCAGGCCGAGGCGTTTAGGCGGCAGATGGATATGGAGGCGGGTGACGCCAGCAGCAGAGGCTGGATTGAGCAGTTCAAGAAGCACTGTAATATTACATCTCTTGACCGGTCCATAGTGGTGTCCCTCATAGATCATATCGCGGTCTACCGTGAGCATCGCGTAGAAGTGGCTTTCCGCTGGGATGATGAAAACCGCCGCCAGCTGGATTTGGTCATGCAGGCCAGAGAGCTTTATCCTGAAAAGGAGGCGGTCTGAGATGGCGAGAACGAAACGCAAGGCCAACGCGCTCGGGCCGTCCCCGGTTGCAGAGACTTCCGCCCAGCGCATTTACAGGACAGGCGGCTATATACGCTTGTCTGTGGAGAACAGCGGCAAACCCGGCGCCGATACGATAGAAACACAGAGGACTTTGATTGAGGACTACATAGATTCCCGGGAGGACATGAAGCTCTGCGGCCTGTTCATCGACAACGGGCAAACGGGCATGAATTTTGAGCGCCCGGGGTTTGAGCGGCTTATGGAGCAGGTGCGGGCCGGGAAAATAGACTGCATCGTGGTAAAGGATCTGTCCCGCTTTGGGCGCAGCTATCTTGATGCTGACAATTATATAGAGCGCATTTTTCCCTTCCTCGATGTTCGCTTCATAGCAATCAACGACCACTTTGACACCCTTACCGCCGGACACACCACAGATGGACTTATTGTGCCGTTGAAGAACGTTATAAACGCCGCTTACAGCAAGGATATTTCAAAGAAATCCAGCTCAGCCCTGGCAACCGAGAAACAGAACGGAGAGTTTATCGGCTCCTGGGCTCCCTATGGCTACCGCAAATGCGATTCCGATAAACATAAGCTGGAGCCGGACAAGGAAACCGCTCCAATTGTGCGCATGATTTTCCAGTGGCGGCTTTCGGGGACAAGCTATCTGCAAATAGCGCGCAGGCTCAACGAACAGGGTATACCTTCTCCGGCCCGATATCATTACCTGCGGGGAGAAGTCAAATCCGAGCGCCTGGGCAATTCGCTGTGGCATACTGCCATGGTTAAGAATGTTCTCCTGAGCGAAGTATATCTTGGACGCATGATCCAGGGCCGCAGCCGCTCCCACGAGATGATCCCGGTTCCAAAATCCGAGTGGGTAGTAGTCCGTGACACCCACCAGCCAATCATTGACGAAGATACTTTCCGCAAAGTCCAGGAGATGGCCGAGGATTGCCGCAGAAGCTTTCAGGAGCGCAAAGGGCGCTTTGACGCATTGGGGACTATTCCCAACATTCTGTGCGGCCTTGTCTTTTGCGCGGATTGCAAACGCCCCATGGTGCGCTACAAAAATGTATCCGAGAAATGCGGACATGTGTACTATTCTTATATCTGCCTTACCCACTCGGAGAACCCGGCCTCCTGCCCGAAAAAATATCTGCTTGAAACCGAACTTACAGAAATTCTCTGGGAGGCGCTGCAGCGGGAAATAAAGATGGCTGTTGATATGGAAACGCTGATGAGGCAGCATACCCATTCCGCAAAGGCAGCTAACCGCGAAGCCGCTTTAAAACAGGAGCTTTCGTCCGCGCAAAAGGCACTTGAGCGGGCCGAAATGCTCTATGACAGCCTGTATCAGAGCTACGTTGACCGCCTTATGTACGAGCGGGAATACACAGAGATGAAGCGGCAGTACAAAGAGGATATGGAGCAGGCCCGGAACAGGCTAGAGGCCGCGGAGCAGGGGCTTCATCGGGAAAAACAGCGATTAGATAAGAATCCCTGGTTAATATCCTTTGAGAAATTCCAGGGCGAGATCGAATTGACGGAGGAAATGGCCCATGCCCTTATAGAGCGTGTGGAGGTTGACGCGGAGAATCATGTGTCTGTCACTTTGCGTTACAGGGACGAATACCGCGATTTGCTCCGGATCATGGAGGATGATGGAAAGGCGGTGCCGACGTGAGCGAATATGTCATTGCCAAATATCTGCGTCTTTCCTCTGAAGATATAGATTTGAAGCGGTCGGGCAAGCTTGAGTCAAATAGCATTTCAAACCAAAGAAACCTGTTGGACTCCTATATCGACAGGATGCCCGAGTTCTCGGGAGCAAAAGTTATTGAGTTCTGCGATGACGGCTGGTCCGGCAAAAATTTCGAGCGTCCCGCTGTCCAAGAGATGCTCGCCCAGGTAAAGGCGGGGGAAATAAACTGCATTATCGTCAAAGACCTTTCCCGTTTCGGACGTGACTATTTGACCGTAGGGAATTATATTTCCCGCATTTTCCCCTTTATGGGAGTACGCTTTATTGCCGTGAATGACGGCTTTGACAGCATACGGCCACTGGACACGGACAGCCTGGATACCTCTTTTAAGACCCTTTTGTATGACCTGTACAGCCGTGAGCTATCGCGGAAGGTGCGGAGCGCCAAGAGGTTCAGAGCTCAAAAGGGCTATTGCGTTGCCTCCAAGGCCCCTTACGGTTACATGAGAGATCCTGATAACAAAAACCGCCTTGTAATAGACCCTCCTGCGGCGGAGGTTGTACGCCGCATTTTTCACATGGTCGCGGAAGGAAATTCCGCCGTTCAGACCGCCAGAACTCTCAACGATGAACACATCCAGACGCCCATGCTTTACAAGGTCGCGGCAGGTTGTTACGGCAGCGCCTGGTCGTGCATAGACGGAGAAAATTTCTGGACAAGTTCCGCGATCATACGGATAGTCCGCAACGAATGTTATATTGGAAAATCGATTTACGGAAAGCGTTGCTACGATATCATAGGCAGCGGACACAGCAAACAGGTGAAAAGAGAAGACTGGATCGTTGTAGAAAATATGCATGAGTCCATAGTGTCGAAGGAAGAATTTGACCGGGCCCAAAACCAACTGGAAAAGTTTTCGGAACACCATGTTAAACCCGGAAGTCTGCCCCTCACTGGAAAGGTGAAGTGCGGCATCTGCGGCCGCGCCATGCGGCGCCAGCGGGCGAAACAGTCCTATTTCTATTGCGGTACGCCGCTCGTGACTGATAATTTTTCCTGTACCACAGAGCGCACCTTGGAGGAAGATGTACTTTCGGCTATCCGAGCTGGGCTTCATACGATGGCCGCAGCGGTTATTGAGTTATCTATAATCCAAGAGGAGCAGAGCAGGAACCAAAAGAAGGATATCTCCAAGTTGTTAGGAAAGCTCTCCGCACTGAAAGAAGCTGTCGCACAGCGGAAACAGCAAATCAAGGGGCTTTATGAAGCCTATGCCCTGGGTGAGATGGGCAGGGATGAATACTTGAAGCAGAAAATGACGCTGCAAGACGAGTGCGACGGTATGTTGACCGAAATCTCAAATCTGGAAGCGTCCATTGAAAACAATGACACGGACAGTGGACAGGGCGGCCAGCTCATAGAATGTTTTAAACAGTACATGGACGTACAGGAACTGACTAGGGAGATTGTAGAGGACGTGGTGAAGGAGGTGCTCATCTATTCTGGACAGCGGATGGAGATAGTTTGGAATTATCAGGACGAGTTTGAAAAACTGGCAGCGCATTTGGAAATGAATAAAAGGCTGGAAGGAGAAATTGCTATATGAGGGAAACGGCAAAACATTTTTAAACAGGAGCGTAATGATCTTTTATGAGCATTACCTGTTCGGCACTGTTCACAATTTATTTACAATTTATTTTTTGTCCATGCTTGACATTGGCAAATGAAAAATATATTGGGGATGTGCTGCTCCAGAAAACCTTTGTTGAGAATATGTTTTCCGGGAAGCAGATCAAAGACATCGGTCAAAAGGACAGATACTTGATTCAAGAACATCACCCGGCGATTGTAAGCAAAAAATTATTTGAGAAAGTGAACTCAAAATATTCGCAAATATGAAATACGATTGTTTTGGAGTGATTTCAATAGGAAATGCGTCGTACCACCGATTAGGAAAAAAAGAAACAAGCTATAAAAAATACAGGAATCAAGGAACACTTATGTGTTTTGGAATGAATAAGGAGATAAGTCAAACTGCTTCTATTGGAGATAAAAAATGAAATTTAGAGAAATATTTGGTGTGTTAGAGACCACTAAAAATTTTGTGTAAATGACAGTGCTCGACAGTATGAAGCCTGAGGACAAGGTCAAGAATTGAAGATGTTGAAGGGTACAGCGATTTAGCATAATTTTCTTGCCCC